ATCCACAACGCAAAAATCTCTGCCAGGAGTTGGTTCTACAACTGTAAATGATGTAACGGTTAGTGTTTTAAGTTACAATGGTTATGATTTCTCTTCTCTTGGGGTGAATACTCATTTTGGAAACTATAGTTTTGGAAAAATTACCACCACTGCCAGAACATCTACATCAGCGTTTAATTTCTACAATCAAAATGGACTCGCTGGAATTTCAACATCTGCCTTAGTTAGAAGATATGTACCACTCAAAATACAAGACTATAATGTATGATAACTAAATAAAATTTAGTTGACCAACTCCTAATAAATAAGTAAAAAACCAGCAAAATGGCAGCAATCATAACTGATCAAATTAGAATATTGAACGCAAGAAATTTTCTTGCTGGTGTTACTACCACTGGTAGTTCATACTATTCTTTTATTGGATTACCAAACGCTACTGATATACAATCAAATTGGGATAACAATCCACCTGCTCCAGTAGATAATTTTAATTATGAAAATGAAGTATGGGAAACCATGATTGGATTGAAAAAAATTACTAGTAGTGATGTAAAATTAGTAGTTCCAAAAATTGTTTGGAAATCTGGCAATACATACGACATGTATCGTCACGACTACAGCACATCAAATACTGCTAAAGTTTCTGGATCAACTAATCTCTATAGTTCATTCTTCTATGTAATGAACAGTGACTATAGAGTGTATATTTGCCTTCAAAATGGCACTACTCCAGAAACTCCAAATGGTTCTCCTTCTTTAGATGAACCAACTTTTGTTGATTTGGAACCAAGAGCTGCTGGTGCTAGTGGAGATGGGTATATTTGGAAGTATCTTTACACAATCAGCCCATCAGACATTGTAAAATTCGACTCTACAAATTACATTCCTGTTCCATCCGACTGGGCAGACTCCGATACCAATGCTTCTGTTAGAGATAATGCTGTTGATGGGTCCATTAAGATTGTTACTATTACAAATAGGGGAGTTGGGTTAGGTACAGCAAACGCAATCTATACTAATGTTCCCATCAAAGGAAATGGAACAGGTGCAAAATGCACCATTACAATGAATGCCGACTCTCAAGTAGATTCTATTGTAGTTTCTTCTCAAGGATCTGGATATACTTACGGTAATGTTGACTTGGTTGCTGGTGGTATTCCAACAGGAACTACCAGACCACTATTTAATGTCATTATATCACCTCAAGGTGGTCATGGTGCCGACATTTATAGAGAACTTGGGACCAAAAATGTCCTTTTATACTCCAGATTTGAAAATGATATCCAAAATCCAGATTTTATCACTGGGAATCAGGTAGCGAGAGTTGGAATTGTAGAAAAACCCAATACCTTCGGCACAAATACTCCATTAACATCAGATAAAGCTAGTGCGGTAACTGCTTTGAGATTGACTGGAATTGGATATAGTTCAGCAACATACGAGGCAGATTCATTTGTTACTCAAACAGTATCCACTGGTTCAACTGCTGTTGCTAGAGTTATTAACTATGACCAATCAACAGGTGTATTAAAAGTTTGGCAAGATCGTTCCCAATCTGGATTCAACACTGTTGGAGTAGCAATTACAAATCCACAATATGGATTTGACCAGGTTGATTTCACAGCATCTCCAAGCGGAGACGGATCCCTCACAATTACTGGAGGATCTATATCTGGTGGACTGACTATTGATAGCACTTTTACGGGTGTCTCTACCGTAATAAATAATAGAACATTCTACCTTGGTCAATCGTTTACTAATGGCATTGCGAATCCTGAAGTTGCAAAATATTCAGGCAACATAATCTATGTTGATAATAGACCATCCGTGACAAGATCAACCAACCAAAAAGAAGACATCAAGGTTATATTACAATTCTAAGGAATTATGTCGCAAATCACCAATCTCAACGTTGCTCCATATTATGACGACTTTGACCCAACGGACAACTATCATAGGGTCTTGTTCAAGCCTGGATACCCAGTTCAGGCAAGAGAATTAACAACGCTTCAGTCTATTCTACAAAATCAGATTGAAAGATTTGGTCAGCACTTCTTCAAAGAAGGTGCTAAGGTAATTCCAGGCAATACTGCATATAGTAGAAATTATTATGCTGTCGAATTGAGCACCACATTCCAGGGTGTTCCAGTTGATGCATATATTGATCAACTTGTTGGGCTAAAACTTACTGGACAAAACTCCGGAGTAACCGCAACAGTTGATTATTATTTAACTTCATCGGATTCTGAAAGGGGAAATCCAACCATTTATGTCAGTTATTTGGCATCAAGCAATCAAGATAATGCTTCTCAGGCTTTTTATAGTGGGGAGGCACTTGTAGCTGAAGGTAATATTGTAAGTGGTCTTTTAGGAAATCAAATAATCGCATCTGGAGAACCATTTGCTAATACTATTTCCAGAAATGCTACATCAGTAGGATCTGCTTTTTCTATTGTAAATGGTGTCTATTTTATTAGAGGTCAGTTTGTTAATGTTTCGGATGAAACTTTAATTCTTGACCAATATACAAATACCCCATCTTATAGAATTGGTCTCTACATAAATGAAGAGATCATCACCCCAGATCAAGATGAAGAGTTAACGGACAATTCGCAAGGATACAACAATTACGCTGCTCCTGGAGCAGATAGATTAAAAATTTCAACATCACTCTTCAAAAAATCTCTGACAGATTTTAACGATGAGAACTTTGTAGAACTTGCTGTAGTAGAAAATGGTGTACTAAGAACATCTAGAAATACTAACGAATATTCTATTATCAATGATGAACTTGCTAGAAGAACATATGACGAATCTGGCAATTATTGTGTAAAACCATTCACTATCACCCCCAAAGAATCTTTAAATGATGGTGAAGGAAATAGGGGAATTTTAGAAGAAAATCAAATAGCTCCTAGTGGAAGTATTCCGTCAGATGATTTGGCTCTTTATGAAGTTTCTCCTGGAAAGGCGTATATAAAGGGATATGAAGTTGAGACAATAGGATCTACTTTACTCGATGCTCCAAAGGCAAGAACAACAAAAACTATAGAGAATCAATCAATATTTTATAATACTGGATCCACTTTGAAACTCAATAGAGTTTATGGTGCTCCATTAGTTGGTACCGGAAATACTTATGTTCTAAGTTTAAGAAGTCAAAGAGTTGGATCTTTAAGTGATGGAAGTGTTGGCGCTGGCCAAACTTATGCTGCTGGAGAAGAAATTGGAGTTGCTAGAGTTTATGACTTTAGACTGGAGTCTGGATCGTATAGCACTTCAAATGGCAATTTGAATGAATGGGATCTGTCTCTGTTCGATGTACAGACAGTTACCAAGATTACATTAAACGAAAATACAACTTTAAGTACACCAACTTTCGTAAAAGGAAAAAATAGCGGAGCAACTGGATTCTTAAAGAACAGTATCAGTGGCACAAATGTAATTGAGTTGTATGATACCACAGGCACTTTCACAAGATATGAAAGTTTTGAGTTTGATGGCATTGATAACGGAAGAGTAGCTACTGCGATTACTGCCTACGGAATTTCTGATGTTCAGTCAGTATACGGAAAGGTTGGTGTAGGTACTACTTTTGCTGCTGATGTTATTCCATCCACAAGATCAACTATAGGAATTGCCACTATTACAGCAGTTGATTCTAATGGAGAGAGTACAGTAGTTTCTGCCAATCCGCTGTTTCCTGGAATTGTAAGTGTAGGTGATCTTGTTAGTTATACAAGCACTGATACAGCTCAAAGTTTTACTGATCCAGTTTTTGCAACGGTAAAGACTGTTAACGCTTCAGACATTGTTATTACTGGAGTAACTACTGTTTCTGGAATATGCCAAGGAAGACTTCCAGAAACTGGAGCAAGAATTGAAGTATCTAACCTGAAAGTTTTAAAGACTGCACTATCAGCTTCTAGTGATAGTACCTTATTCACTTCACTTCCAAAAGAAAATATTTCTGAGTTGTCTGTAAATGATTCATTTATCACACTCAGAAAATATACTAGTGTTAACATTTCTGGCAATGAGTTATCTGCTGTTGTAAACGCAGGAACAAATGAAACCTTCTTACCTTTTGATGAGGAAAGATATTCTCTGATTAGATCCGATGGATCAACAGAGGTTCTAACAGCAGATAAATTATCTCTTGCCAATGGAGCAAAGGAACTCCAAATATACAATCTTGGAAGTGATGACACCAATGCACAATTAATCTATACGGTTAAAAAGATTAAACCTGTAGCTAAGAAAAAGAAAAAGAATAGAGTAAATTCAATTATTATTAATAATTCCAAATTGTCAGGATCTGGAGTTGGAGCGACTACCCTGAATGATGGACTTACATATGGAAATTATCCATATGGAACTAGAGTTCAAGATAAGACAATCTCGCTTAACGTTGGTGATGTTATTAATATTCATGCCATTTATGAATCTACTGATACAAGTGCTCCTTCGGCACCAACAATGATTATTTCTTCTCTTACTGGACCAACAGCAAAGACTAGCGATTTATTAATTGGAGAAAGAGTTGTAGGTCGCCTTAGTGGAGCTAAAGCAATTGTCGCAGAAAAACTTTCGGACAGTCAAATTTCATTTATATCAAAAAATGGAATTGATTTTAGAGAAGGAGAAACTGTCACATTTGCGGAAACTGGTGTTCAAGGAATTATATCCACATTAAACGAATCTAGTTTCAATGTTTCCAAAAACTTTAAGTTTAATACCGGACAAAAAGGATCTTTCTACGGCCACTCATCTATTGTTAGAAAAGAAGGTATAGATGAACCAGCAAAACAATTAAAAGTTTATTTTTCAAATGGATATTTTGAATCTACTGATAGTGGAGATTTCATAACTGTTAATTCATACACCGATTTTGATTATGCAGATGATATTAGATCGGTTGATGGCCATAGAAATACGGATATTATCGATATTCGACCAAAAGTTTCTACTTATACTACATCAGCAGGGTCAAGATCTCCATTTGAATTTTATGGAAGAACATTTAACCAATCTGGAAATTCTTCAAGCGTAATTTCTTCTGATGATGCTTTTGATGTAACTTTCTCATATTATCTCCCAAGAGTTGATAGAATTTTCCTCACTCAATCCGGCAAATTCCAAGTCCAGTATGGAATTCCATCAGAGACTTTAGAAAGACCACTGCCAGTAGATGATGCTATTGAAATTGCTACTGCTGTAGTACCTCCATATGTTTATAATGTAAATGACATAAAACTTCAATTCTTAAAATATAAAAGATATCGCATGTCCGATATCAGTAAACTCGAAGATAGGATTAAAAATCTAGAATATTATACTGCTCTTTCTTTACTTGAAGCAAATACTGCCAATTTCTTTATTCCAGATGAAGGAGGATTGAATAGATTTAAGTCTGGATTCTTCGTTGATAATTTTACCTCTCTCAATGCTCAAGAAGGTGCTTTTGGATTCAAAAATAGTATTGATGTAAAAAACAAAGCTTTAAGACCACAACACTATACGAATTCTATTGATCTTATTCAAGGTCCTGTTGTTAATGTTGATACCACCGCCGACCTCTCTTCTACTCAACCTGAAGGAGTAAATATCAGAAAATCTAGCGATATTATTACATTAGATTATGCTGAAGTAGAATGGTTGAAACAAACCTTTGCTACCAGATCTGAAAGTGTAACTCCATTTTTGGTAAGTTTCTGGCAAGGTTCTCTGGAGCTGACCCCAGCAACTGATACTTGGATCGATACTGTTAGACTTGAAGCAAAAGTCATTGAAACAGAAGGTAATTATGCCGAAACTTTAGCAAGAGCCGTTCGGGAGCAAGGAGTTGATCCACAGACAGGATTTGCTCCTACTGTTTGGAATGCATGGCAAACTAACTGGACTGGTCAAGATGTCATCGAAACAACCAGAACTAGGACCACCAATCCGTCCAGAGAAGTTAACATTCAAGGTCCAGGAGCTCGAGGTCGAGTAAGTCAATCAACCAGAACCGTCAATGCTGATGTTATTGAGGATACTTTCAGAGAGGTTAGAGACACTGGAGTAATGTCCAGAACTGGAACCAGAACAATAATCACTGAACAATTTGATATGGAATCTGTCGGTGACAGACTTGTAAGTAGAGATATTGTTCCTTACATGAGATCTAGAAATGTCCAATTTGTTGCTCAAAAAGTAAAACCACTCACAAAGTTATATGCTTTCTTCGATAATACAAATGTAACTAGATTCTGCGTACCAAAACTTCTTGAAATTTCAATGGTCACTGGAACCTTTGATGTTGGAGAAACTGTAGTTGGTACAGTAAGAAACACTGGAACAGGTCCAGTTAATGATAATCCGCCAAGAATTACATTTAGAGTTGCCCAGTCCAATCACAAATCCGGACCTTATGATTCTCCAGATAGAGTTTATAGACAAAACCCATACAATTCACAACCACTTTCTGAATCATATTCAGCAACTTCAACAATACTGAATGTAGATACTTTCTCATTGGCAAATCAACCTGAGGGAGATTATTTTGGTTATGTTCAACAAAACATGATTCTTGTAGGCCAAACTAGTGGTGCTCAGGCAACAATTACAAATGTTAGACTGGTTTCGGACATTAGTGCCGATCTCAGAGGAAGTTTCTTCATTCCAAATCCAAATATTTCATCAAATCCTAGATTTGAAGTTGGCACAAGAATTCTTACATTAGTCAATAGCGAAACAAACAATCAATCAACAGCAACTACAATTGCTGAAGAGGGTTACATCTCAAGTGGAACAATTGAAACTGTACAGGAAAATATTATTTCTGTAAGAAATGCCAACATTCAAAATAAACTTGAATTTGAAGAGCAGTCTGTTGCTAGAACAACAGGCACTCAACTTGTTAATAGTAGAGTTGTTGGATCGACACCAGTTGAGCAGAGAGTTAATTTCTGGTATGATCCTCTTGCTCAGTCATTCTTGGTTGATGATGATACTGGAATATATCTCACAAAGTGTGATGTATTCTTCAGATCAAAAGATGATGGAGATGTTCCTGTAACACTTCAAATTAGAACTATGAAGGGTGGTCTTCCAACGCAAAAGATCTTACCTTTCTCTGAAGTTACTTTAGATCCAGATCAAATTAATATCTCAGGTGATGGATCTGTTGCTACATCATTTGAATTTAAGGCTCCAGTTTACTTGGAGGGAAGAGGAACAGAATATGCTATCTGTGTTGCTTCAAATTCTACAAAATATAGCGTTTATATCTCAAGAGTTGGTGAAACAGATTTAATCAGCGATACATTTATATCAAACCAACCATATCTTGGATCTCTGTTTAAATCTCAAAATGCTTCAACTTGGGAACCAAGTCAGTGGGAAGATCTTAAGTTTACTCTCTATAGAGCAGACTTTATTGAATCGGGTTCTGTTGAATTCTATAACCCATCATTGAAAGAAGGGAATGGTCAAGTCGCTACACTTCTTCCAAATTCACTTGGAATGAATTCTAAGAGAATTAGAGTTGGTCTTTCAACATACTTCAATGAACCAGATTTAGCTCTTGGAAATACTGTTATTCAAGTTGGAAGTAATGCCACTGGCAATTATGTAGGAAGTGCTGGTACAGCAGTTGGAACTTTAAATGTAATCAACTCTGGTATTGGATATACCGGACCATTTACATACACTGGCGTTGCTTTAACAACGGTAACTGGTAATGGTAGAAATGCTACAGCAGAAATTCAAGTTGCTGATGATGGAACTATCGGATTCGCTACAATTTCTACTCCATCTGGTGGTGGATCTGGTTATCAGGTTGGAGATGTTCTTGGAATCACAACCATTGGAACAAATAGTCTGGGATCTGGAGTAAGATTCTCAGTTACTTCAATTGGAAGCAGCAGTGAACTCATTCTTGACAATGTTCAGGGAGATTTCTTAACTGGAGTAGGAAATACCATTCAATTTATCAATAGTTCTGGTATTACTACAACATTACATTATACTAATGGTAGTGCTCTTGGACCTTGGCCAAGACCAACGGAAATTGAAGTTGAAAATGATGGATTACATATCCTCGTCCAACACAAGAATCATGGAATGTATGATGGAGACAATAGTGTTACCATCTCTGGAGCACTGTCTGATGTAAAACCAACCAAGTTGACGGCAGCATATTCAGCAACCTCAACTGGTCCTCTTACAGTTGATAATGGATCTAACTTCTATACTTTTGAAAATGTTGGGGTTGGAACTACAAACGCTGGTTATCTTCTTATCGGTGATGAAGTTATTGGATTTACAACTTCCACATCAGGAACTATCGGAGGGACAATAACCAGAGGAAGCAATCCTAAAGATTATCCTGTCGGAACTCCAGTTTATAAGTATGAGTTGAACGGTGTTTCTTTGAGAAGAATCAACAAAACACATACTTTGGGAGATGCTACTGTTGCTAATCCTATTGGATTTGATTCATATAACTTGAAAATTGATATGTCAACTAATGGTGTCGATAGAACTGCAGCATCTGGATGGCCAAAACTCTTCGCTAATACCAAAAAATCGACAGGTGGAAACTCAATTAAAGCAACTCAAAACATACCTTTTGAAATCATTACTCCTCAGGTTCAAAATATTACTCCCCAGGGAACAAATATTACATCAAATCTGAGAACAGTAACTGGAAAGAGTTTAAGTGGAAATGAAATTCCATTCATTGATACTGGATTTGAACCAGTGGCACTTAATACTCCAAATTATTTGACATCTACTAGATTGATTTGTTCAGACATCAATTCAACAAATCAACTGACAGATCTTCCTGGTAATAAGTCTTTGAATCTGAGTCTTCAGTTGGCAACGACAGATTCTCGTTTATCACCAGTTGTTGATGCTCAGAGAGTCAATGTAATTCTGACTTCAAATAGAGTAAGTAGAATTATTGAAGATTTTGCCTTAGATAGTAGAGTCGGTTCTATTGGAGATGATCCATCTTCGTTCCAGTATGTTTCAAAAGAAATGGCTCTTGAAAATGCTGCAAGTTCAATCAAGATCATAACATCCGCACACATGAACCCATACACTGACATCAGAGCACTGTATGCGATTGGAAATGATCCTGGTTTTGATCCAATCTTTACTCCATTCCCAGGATGGAACAATCTGAATGACAGAGGAGAAATTATTAGGCTTGAAGATTGCAATGGAAAGTCTGATTCATATGTTGAATTGATTCAATCTCCAACACCTGGAGTCCCAGACACTTTCCAAGATTTCACCTTCACTAGAGACAATCTCCCAACATTTAAATACTTTAGAATTAAATTAGTATTGACATCTACAAATCAGGCTTATCCGCCAGCACTTAGAGATCTCAGAGTTATTGCTCTTGCTTAATTATGAAATATGTAAAAGTAAAAGATCATCTAAATTTAGTTAGAGATCCTAGCACCAATGCCATACTCAATACAAATAAAAATGAGTATGATGAGTATATAAAAAATAGAAACAAAAAACTCTCTGAAAATCAGAGAGTTCAAAAGTTGGAAAGTGATGTTGAAGGAATGAAAGATGATCTGAACACGATCAAAAATTTATTACAAGAGTTGGTAAAAGGATCGAACTAAATATCAATATAAGGAGACATGAGTAAATGGCACAACCATCTACCAGACAAGGTTTAATAGACTACTGTAAAAGACAGTTGGGATATCCAGTTTTAGAAATCAATGTTGCTGATGAGCAAATTGATGATCTGGTAGATGATGCTATTCAATTCTTTCAAGAGAGACATTTTGATGGGGTTTATCAAGCTTTCTATAAGTACAAGGTAACTCAAGATGATATTGATAGAGGTAGAGCTAGAGGAGGAAATACGGCAGTAGGAATCGCAACTACGACTGCTAGTGCTTCTATTGTTGGATCTTCTACCACACAATTTAGTTTTGAAGAAAATAGTAATTATTTACAAGTTCCACCGAATATTATTGGAGTAACTAAGTTGTTCCATTTTGATGGATCAAATACTCTTACTAATAATATGTTCAGTGTGAAATATCAGTTGTTTTTAAACGATATTTACTACTGGGGATCAACTGAGTTACTTTCATATGCGATGGTAAAAACATATCTTGAAGATATGGATTTCTTATTAACCACGCAAAAACAGATAAGATTTAATAAACGCCAAGACAGATTATATCTCGATATTGATTGGGGAAGTCTAAGTGTCGATGACTATCTTGTTATTGATTGCTATTCGACCTTAGATCCAAATGACTATTCTAGAGTTTGGAATGATTCTTTCTTAAAACCATATCTTACAGCTCTAATTAAAAGACAGTGGGGAATGAATATGATGAAATTTACTGGAGTCAAACTTCCAGGTGGAGTGGAGTTGAATGGAAGACAAATGTATGACGATGCCCAAAAAGATCTTGAAGGCATTATGGAAAAAATGTCCAATACTTATGAGTTACCACCCCTCGACATGATCGGTTAAGAATATGGCATTAAATCCGTTTTTCCTACAAGGTTCAAAATCAGAACAAAGTCTTATACAAGACCTTATCAATGAACAACTACGAATGTATGGAGTAGAAGTTCATTATTTGCCAAGAAAATATATTACTGAAAAAACGGTCATCAGAGAAGTTATTGAGTCAACATTTGATGAGGCTCATCCAATTGAGGCATATCTAGAAAATTTTGAAGGTTATGGCAATCAAACGACTATTCTTTCAAAGTTTGGTATTCAATCAACACAAGAAGTAACTTTAACAATATCAAAGGAGAGATTTGAAACCTACATCTCTCCTCTTTTAGCAGGAAAAGATAATATTAAACTTAGCACCAGACCAAAAGAAGGTGATTTGATTTATTTTCCACTTGGAGATAGATTATTTGAAATCAAATTTGTGGAGCATGAGCAACCATTTTATCAATTGCAAAAAACATATGTTTATACTCTGAAATGTGAACTCTTCAGACCAGAAAATGAAATTATTGATACAGATATTGAAGAAATTGATGATTCAATATCTGGAACTATTGTTGATGATGGAGGAGATGCTTCGGCACTTTCAACCATCCTTTCTTTGGTTGGAGTTGGAACGACTGCATTAGCATCAGTTGGTTATATTAGTGATGGAGGTATCAGACAAATTTCTGTAACTAATAGAGGTGGTGGATATACATATAACCCAAGAGTCGCGATTTCATCTGCTCCAAGTGGAGGAGTGACCGGTATTGCTACTGCTGAAAGAATATCTGGAATTGTTGCCTGCGAAACCAATGTAAATCCAGTAAGCAAATCTATTCAAAGTGTTCGTGTAGTTAATCCAGGTTCTGGTTACACTCAAGCTCCAGGAATTCAATTTATTGGAGATGGTGTTGGTGCAGCTGCTACAGCAATAATTGGAAATGGTGTTATTGGTATCGTAACTATTACTGGAGGTGGATCTGGATATACTTCGGCAACCGCTCCATCAGTAACATTCACCGGAACTGCCACAGTTTCTGCTGCGGCTACAGTTGCTGTTAGTGCTGCTGGTACAATTAGTGCCATTTATATTACAAATGCTGGTCTTGGTTACACTCAGCCTCCAACAATTACTATTAGTGCTCCAAATCAGACCGGAGTTGGAACATTCCAGAAAAATGAAATTGTTACCGGATCAAATTCTGGAACAACCGCAAGAGTTCTTAATTGGGTCTCTTCGACAGGAAAGTTGGAGGTTACAAATGTGGATGGATCTTTCTTCGTTGGAGAAAATATTGTTGGATCGGCATCTTCGGCAAGTTACAAACTTTCTTCTTCAACTTATGCTGAAGATGGATTTACCTCAAATAATGAAATAGAATCAGAAGCTGATAACATTATCGATTTTAGCGAAATTAATCCTTTCGGTATGCCATGAATCATAAATAATAGTTAACAAAAGAATCGAAGAAATGTTTGAGTATTTTTATAACGAAATTTTTAGAAGGACCATCATATCATTCGGTTCTTTATTTAATAACATTATCATAAAACAAGAAGACTCTTCTGGAAATGTTTCCAATCAGTTTAGAGTACCTCTTGCTTATGGCCCAACACAAAAGTTCTTGGCAAGAGTAAATCAGCAACCAGATTTAAACAAATCTGTTTCATTGACATTACCAAGAATGTCATTTGAATTTGTTGGTCTCAGTTACGACCCATCAAGAAAAGTAACTCAAACTCAAAAATTCAAAAAAGCATTAACTTCGGATCAAGATAATATTCAAACAGCATATATGCCAGTTCCATATAACATGGAATTTGAGTTATCGATTATGACGAAGTTGAATGATGATATGCTTCAAATTATAGAGCAAATTTTGCCATATTTTCAACCAGCATATAGTATGTCAGTCAATCTTGTAGAAACAATTGGAGAAAAAAGAGATATTCCAGTTATTCTAGAAGGACTCTCGATGAGTGATGATTATGAAGGAGACTATACAACAAGAAGAGCATTAATATATACTTTACGTTTTAGTGCAAAAACATATCTCTTTGGACCAATCACTGCAGCAAGTTCCGATATTATCAAAAAAGTTACTGTTGGATTTACCGCTGGCACTCTTGGAACTGGAACTCCACAAAGAGATGTGCAGTATGCTATTGAACCAAGGGCTATTAAAAATTACACTGGTACGGTACTTACTAGACTCACTGACGATATTACTGCTGTAGATACTGTCATTAAAGTTGATGATAAGTCAACAATCACAGCAGATACTTACCTCGACCTTGATGGAGAAGAGGTGTATGTAACTGAAGTTCTATCAGATGATAGTATTAAGATTAAGAGGGGCCAAGACAATACAGATGCTGTTGTACACCTAAGAGGAGCACCAATTAAATCAATTGCTGCGGCAGATGATTTACTTATCGAAGATGGGGATGATTTTGGTTTCAGTGTAACTTATTGATAGAGAAATGAAAATGACTAAAAAGTTTGATGAACTCAATGAAGCATTTGATGTTTCTGGGGATATTGTTTCGACGGAACCAATACAAGAAAGTCCAAAAAATCTATCATCCTCATCTACGGAAGATATAAAAAAAGATTATGAATATACAAGAGGAAATTTATATTCTCTTATAGAAAAAGGTCAAGAAGCAATTAATGGCATTCTCGAATTGGCCCAAGAGAGTGAAATGCCTAGAGCATATGAAGTTGCTGGTCAATTAATAAAAAATGTAGCTGATGCTACTGATAAATTGATGGAACTACAAAAGAAACTTAAAGATGTTGAAGAAGAAACCCAAGCAAAAGGTCCAACCAACGTCACAAATGCTCTTTTTGTTGGTTCTACAGCAGAATTATCAAAACTATTAAAAAATCAAAATCTAGACAAAGATAAAACTAAATAGTTAAAAAAGGACCATGGCAGCAAATCCTGTTATTAATATAGTCATACCTCAAGGTTCTGATTTTTCAGAAACTTTCACTTCGACTGAAACTGATGGATCCGCATCAAACTTGTCAGGTTATACTGGAACGGCAAAAATAAAAAAACATTTTAGTTCAACATCTTCAACTGCTTTCAGCGTTTCCATAACAGGTTCTACGGGAGAAGTTGCGATTGCTATGACAAGTGGAGTTACAGTTGGATTGACTCCTGGTAGGTATTATTATGATGTACGTTTAGAATCCTCTTCTGGTGCTGTTTCTAGATTGGTAGAAGGGATGGCTTTAGTAGAACCAGGAATTACCACTACCTAAAATGCCAGTAGTTAAAAAAGTCACAGTTGCTAACATTGTAGCAAAGAAACCAAAACTACAAAAACCATCGGTAAGATCCGTTCGTCAACCATCTTCTATCAATGAGATGGGAGATACCAGTTTTGGTGCTTTAGATTCTACTAAAAATGGGTTACTTGTTGCTTATGATAGCAGCACCGATAAGTTCATATTAATAACTCCAGATACTGCTTTGACAACTTCAGCAGAAGACCAAGACATTTCAGATCCTTTTGTAGATCAATTGGAACAAGAACTGGACTTTGGCCAAATACAAGCAGGAGACATTGATGGAGGAGGATTCTGATGGCAGTTAGACTTAGACAACTTGTCGATTTAGATGTAGAACCTCTTACTGGAGCAAAAAATAAGTATATAATGAGATTCAATAGTACAAGTTCAAAATTTGATTTAATTCCATTCGATACTGCTTTATCCGTATCAGCTTCTGATGGAAATATTTCCGATTCATTTGTAGATCAATTAGAAGAAGAAATAGAAGTTGGTGAAGTTCAAAACTTCACTTATGACGGAGGTTCTTTTTGAACTAAATAATAAAAAATATAAAAATAAAAGAGATGACGGCTCCTGTAATTCAGTTTAAGAGAGGCCTTCTCGCAAATCTCCCTGGATTAAGGGCAGGTGAACCCGGCTTTACTACAGACAGTTACGATCTGTATGTTGGTATTGATTCTACAACAGAAAATAATCAATTTGTAGGATCTGGAAGATATTGGTCAGTTAATTCCTCAACTGTTGGCAGTGGTGTTAACCTGGTAGAAGGTACTTCAAACGGAACTTCTTTTATCACTCTTAAGGCACCTAATAGTCTTGCTGGGATTGTTACTTATACGATGCCAGGAACTGATGGTTCCAATGGACAAGTTCTTTCTACGAATGGTTCTGGAACTCTTTCCTTTATTGATGCAGCAGCAAACCTAAACATGGCTGGCGACAGTGGTACAGACACTGTTGCTCTTCTCTCAGATACTTTAACATTTTCTGGTGGAGAAGGTATTGATACCGCAGTCACCAATAATACAGTTACAATTTCAGCGGAAGACGCAACTTCATCAAATAAAGGTGTTGCTTCTTTTAATGCAACTGAT